CAATGAAAGATTCTACATCAGCACCTGCCCAACCAAAAATAGCTTGGTCATCATCCCCTGCTATGTAAACATCTTTAGAATATTCTTGTAATTTTTTAACCATATTCCATTGAATGAGGGATAAATCTTGTGCCTCATCAATAAAAATAACATCAAATTCTGGGCAGTGACCACAGTTAATAAATTTTTTTATCATGTCTGTGAAGTCGATGAGGTGGTAAGTTTTTTTATAAGAATCAATTTCTTTAGAAATAATATCTAATTTATATCTTTCTATTTTTCCTAAATGTTCGTTACGATCTAATTGATCTAAAGCACTAATTTTTCTTACACTAGCTAAATTGACAATGTTTAAATATTCACTATTAGAAGTAAATATTCCATTGTATTCGTTCTTTTCATAATTTGCGTAATTAATTCTTACTCCAATGGTTTCTCCTATGGAACGATAGTGGTCTTCTTGAATAACATCTTCTTCTTTTAATCCTAAATAATTAAAACAAAAAGAATGAAGTGTTTGAAAATATTTTAAATCCTTTTTAACAAGATTAGGAAATTCTTTTAAAAATCTATCTCTTGCTTCGTAAGCTGCTTTACGAGTAAATGCAAAATAACCAATACGAGTTAGGGGTGTTCCTTTATTAATATACTCTTTTACCTTTTCTAAAAGGGTATGTGTCTTACCTGTTCCTGGTGGACCGATAACTTTATAATTCATTAAAAATTATCCCCTTCACGTTTAATGGGATTATATTCTATTTGATCTACATGTAGTTGTTTTATTTTAATAACTTTTTCTGTCTTACCATCAATGTTAAAAGAGTGATTAAATATTGCTCCAAATTCTTTTTTCATTATATAGGCAGTTTCTTCTTCAGAAAATTTCCAACGATTACCTAATGAATCATAAAAAGATTGAAATTTAAAAAAATGAAATCCTTTATCTGTATAACAAGAGCCACTTCTTATTTGTATTTTTTGTTTCGCTTGAGAACTATTGACACAAAATTCATATAAATGATTATATAATTTATCAACATCAGAAGTTCCCGCTGCAGGTTTGACTTCTGTTGCGGAAGCTCTCATTCCATTTATTTTAGCAATAAAATCGTTAAACTTAAGACGTTCAGGATAAAAACCAGCAACTTCCCAACACAATGCTGCGAACTGCTCTTGCTTACAAAATATATTTTTATCCCTAACCACAGCAGGTTTTAATTTTCCATCCTGTGCTTCAATATTAAAATGATACCTACGTGGATTGCCTAAAATAATTTCAAAATCACTTATCATTGGAAATGCAACATTTGAATCGGATCTAATACCAAATGTTCTACTTGCACATAATGTTCTTTGACAAACAGAAGCTATTGGTTCTTCGTGACAAGTATGACTTGCTGTTTCTTTTCTCCAAGCTTTTAATTTTTTTTGTAATTTTTCATTGCTAAAAGGTTGTTCAAAATATTTAGTATTTGCTTCCATAACTTTGTCTTCCCATTCTTCTTTATATTTCTTTTTAGCAAAAACCATATAATTATATAAAAATCGATCTCTACCATCCTCTAATTTTGACTTAGATAAACAACCTAAACAAGGTGGTCCATCGTTAAATTCTGGATCTGCTCCTAATAATATTTTTTTTCTTGATTCTTCAACTAAGTTTTCTAAAACTTTTCCGTCTATTTTAGAATTTTTAACTAATTCAATAAATTGTTCTAAACTTAATTTATTATTATTTTTATCAACAGCATAACGACTAGTTTTTTTATAATTAAAATAGGGAAGATTAATAAAATTACCTGGAGAATATTGATCCCCAATTTTTTCAAGTTTAGATTGTTTTGGAAAGACTTCAGTTTTAGGATCTAATTTTAATGGTAATAAAAATGATTGTAATGCTTCTCTTAAATCAGTTGCTGGAATAGGTTCTTTTAAAAAAATATAACAATGTAATCCTCCACTTTTAGATAAACAAGGAATTAAAGGAAGTCCGTATTGTTGAAAGTAGGCTAAATAAGTTTCAATTTTAAATTGACTATAATTTTTTGGATCAATGTCTATACATCCAAAAGAGGCTTTTCTATCTATTCTACAAGGTTGTATGCCGATGGATATTTTGCCGTTTAAATGTAATTGGTAATCTTGGGTGTTGATGTTTCTTCCTGCCCACTCGTATCTAGGTTTGACTTTATTTCTTTCTGTGTCGACCTCAATGTTGGACATATCGGCTTTGCCAAAGTCCAAATCAAAACCACTGAATATTTCTATAAAATCGTCTATCATTTTTTTTTAAACCTAGGCGGTTTAAGTCTCCCGCTGCCGCCTAGTATCTTTACGTTCGTAAAAGAATTTTAGAAGTGGGTTGAATCAGAAGTTTTACTTTCTGAATCATGTTTAGCAACAATATCTCCTTTACCAACACTTTCAGCAAAAGTTTTTGCTTGTTGATAAAGCGGAGTATCTTCAACTTGACTAACTTTGCTTACTTCCCAACCAAACCAAGTTCCTTTATCATTTGACTGTTGAACAGTTCTTAAACGATAAATGTGGCTAAAAGATGAAGGAGTGAAAAGACCATTTTTTCCTTTAAGTCTTACTCCAGCCATCATTGAATTCCACTTTCTACTTGTCTTAAGTTGAGTTGATTTCATATTGATCAATGCCGTGCAAGGTGCATCTCCTAATACGATTACAAAGTGACTAGCTGTTTTTTCAATATAATTACCGTTAGGTAATCTATCTTTAAAATCAGAACCCCTAGTTGTTTTACTAAGAATATCACTTGATGATGGGTATATATTTACTGGTGCACCCGATCCCTCACCAATATTTTGCCATTCTACATATTCTAATTTGTAGTGACATGGTAAGACCTGAATGCCCTTCTCTCCATCATAGAGCTCATTAGAAACAGAATTATATATCATTCCAGGCTCTGCACCTTGAACATATTTTCCATCTCTTTTGTTAACCTCAGGAGATAATTGTCCTAAGATTTTTAGAAAAGGTAAAGCTAAATCTTCTTGAGTTAGTTTACCCAATCCTTTCCCTGCATCATCCTCAAATACACTCATTTGAGGAAGATTACTCTTCTTCGTTTCTATTTCTTGTTTCATGTTTCTTATTTCCTTTTAATTGTGGTACGGCTTCCTGCGTACACGTTAAATAGGTCAGAAGGTATCTCTCTTCCAGATTCGATACGCTCTCTGACCAATGCTTTTAGAGTCATAGGTTCAACCTTTAATTTCTGGATAGGTTGATACCCTTGACCCTGTGCAAGGACAGCATATTGTACTGCCTTGTTGTCTTCGTTACGACCAAAAGAAACAGTAACCTCATTTTTAATAAGATCACCTAGGCCGTTGTCTCGAAGCCATTTAAATGCTTCTTCTTTCCTTGAAACAGGAATTGAAGCACCGTAGACGGGTTTAACTTCAATTGAAGATCCGTCTGCTAATTTAAGTGAAGACAAAGACATCTCTGTCATCATTGTAGGAATAATTTCCTCTGATAACATAGCAGCACTTTTCTTTTTATTTTTAAGTGCATCTTCATCCTCTTTAATTTCTTTTTCTAATCCTTGTAATTTTAAAACTTGATCTGAAAGTTTATTCACATCATTAGTTTTATCAATGGATTGAGTTTGATCCTTTTCAAACATTTCATTTAATTTATTCATTTATTTTTCCTTTCTCATATAAGTTAATTTGTATTGGGTAATACATTCTTTCTTGTCTATCCCATTTTAATAAATTATATTTTCCGTGAGTTATATCAGATACTACAGAACATGCTACTCCAATAATTGCTGGATCACCTGTAAGTAATAAATAATCTTCAGAAGTATAATTCTTCAATAATTTTCGAAGTTCAAAAATTATTGGACCAGGACTAAAAATCATTTGAGAATCTTCTCTTAATAAAACTTTAATCTTCCCAAATTTTTGAGCTCCCATAATATTAATTTTAGGGCGACCCTCTTTGGTACCTGGAATTTCCTGAATAACATAAACAGTTTTTTCAGAATCTTTTTTTAGTTCTTTATAATCTAAAGTTGTCATAGCTTTCTAGTTGACTTTTTATAAATTATTTAGTAAGATTTGTCAAATAGAAAGAATTATGAATTATAAATTTAAGACACCGCCTTATAAGCATCAGCTTGTTGCTTTGGAAAAATCGTGGGATAAAGAAGTTTTTGCTTACTTTATGGAAATGGGTACTGGTAAATCAAAGGTACTCATAGACAATATTTCTATGCTCTATGATAAAGGCAAGATAAATGGAGCTTTAATTATTGCTCCTAAGGGAGTTTATAAAAATTGGTATACTCAAGAAATTCCAATGCACCTTGTAAATCATGTCCGAAATAAGACCGTTTTGTGGCAAGCTAACATAAATCAAACACAACAAACAAAACTTAATACTTTATTTGAAACAGGAAATGATCTTCATATTCTTATTATGAATGTAGAAGCTTTCTCGACTAAAAAAGGTGTTGATTTTGCTTTTAAATTTTTAAATTCACACGAAACTTTAATGGCTATTGACGAAAGCACTACAATTAAAACTCCTTCTGCTAAACGAACAAAAAATATTATTGGCTTATCTAAACACTCTAAATATAGAAGAATATTAACAGGGTCTCCTGTAACTAAATCTCCTTTAGATTTATATAAACAATGCGAGTTCCTTGATCCGTGGCTCCTAGGCCATGATTCATTTTACTCGTTCCGTTCACGGTATGCTATTATGAGATCTGCTAACTTTGGGGGTAAGTCTGTGCAGCTTGTGGTAGGTTATAGAAATCTACCTGAATTGTCCGAAAAACTTAAACCTTTTTCTGATCGTGTTTTAAAAGATGATTGTTTGGATCTTCCTCCAAAAACCTTTATGAAACGAATCGTTCAGTTATCTGCGGAACAACAAAAAATTTATAATCAAATGAAACAGATGGCTCTTGCAGAAATGAATGGAAAAATTATAACCACGGCTACCGCTTTAACTCAATTAATGCGATTACATCAAATTACTTGTGGTCATTTCACTGCGGATGATAAATCCATACAAAATATTAAAAATAATCGTTTATCAGAGTTGATGGATGTTTTAGACGAAATTGAAGGTAAAGCAGTAATTTGGGCACACTATCAACACGATGTCCAAACCATTGTTAAAGCTATAGAGAAGAATGAAGATTATGGTAAAGGATCGGTTGTAACTTATTATGGTTTAACTCCATCAGAAGACCGAGACATTAACAGAAAAAAATTTCAAGAAGATGATAAAGTAAGATTTCTTGTTGGAACTCCTCAAACAGGAGGGTATGGTATTACATTAACTGCTGCAAATAATATGATTTACTATTCGAATGGTTATGATTTAGAAAAGCGTCAACAATCTGAAGCACGAATTGATCGTATCGGTCAGAAAAAACCGATGACCTACATTGATATTCTTGCGGAAGATACTGTTGACGAAAGAATCGTTAAAGCTCTTCGTAAAAAAATAAATATTGCCTCCAAGATTATGGGTGAAGAATTAAAAGACTGGATCTAAGCCAAAAATAATTTTTGTTCTGCCATAATTGTGCCACATTAATTTCGTAAAATAGTATTTATAAATAATACAGGAGAATACAATGGATAATTATAATCATCGTCAAGCTACTCAACTTACTTACAAACAAGTGAATGGATTATATCCTAATCCAATTCCTAAATTAAGTAAATGTGAAGCACTTAAATCTTATAAAAAATTAATTTATAAGTTTGGTAGAAAAAAACACTCGCCTTATTCTTGGAATATGCCTACTGGTTATGTTCGCTGGAATAAAGGTTGGTGGAAAATGATACACGATACATCTCATTATATATTTAGGTATCGTAAAGGTCATAAAAACAAATTCGACCATTGTCATCAACAAGCATTACTTGAAAAAGAAATGGTTGAGTTTGCAATTCAACAAGGATGGTTTAATGGTTCTCTAAAACCTAAAGTTCTTTCTAAAGAAGAAAAGAAACTTAAAAAAATTGAGAACTACCAAAAGCTTTTCAAAATGTGGGAGAAAAAACAAAAATTAGCTTCCACTTACCTTAAAAAATATAAAGTTAAATTAAAAAGACTAACTAATTAATACTTCTTAAAAAGGGGGCTTTCGCCCCCTTCTTCTTACTTGATTTTTATTTCTTTGGCTTTTCTGCCTTCAGGAACAATCTTAAGTAACGATACTTTTAACAAACCGTCTTTCAGTTCTGCACCTTCGATTTCAACATCGTTGGCAATTGTGAAAGATCTTGAGAAAAGTCTTTTAGCGATTCCTTTATGGATTACTCCATCTTTTTTGTCTTTATCGCTCGTTTCTTGTTTTCTAGATGACCTGATAGTTAATACACCGTCTGCGAATGTTACAGCTATCTCTTTTTTATTGTAACCTGCTAACGCCACTTCGATGTCGTATGTGTACGTTCCAGTCTTAACAATATTATAAGGTGGATAGTTAAACTGTGGTGGGTTTTCGTTATCAAACATTCTTTCGAAATGATCGAAGATGTTATCGAAACCTACCGATACGGGTCTTAACTGATTAAATATGGATAATGCTCTATTTGTCATGGTATATAACCTCCTTTGTTAGACAGTTAATAAAGTGGGCCTTTCCAAAGCACCCATAACTAATATATGTTATTTTAAATAAATTGCAAGAAGAATGAGAATTAAAATTAGTCCTTGATAATCATTGGGAATTTTAATTAAGTATCTATGCTTTTTTTCTCGGTAAAATTTAATCCATTTTTGTATCATCTGTTTTCTCCTGTAATTTGTCTAAATCGTCTGTTGTATATTCTAACTTTTGTAATGCTCTTTTTAATGCAGAATCTTTTGCTTTGCAAGCATCGGTTAATTCATTAACTTGCTCTTTGAGCACTCGGACTTGTTCTTTGTATTCAGCTATAATTTCTTGATAATCTGCTTTAGCCATTACCCACTCCCTAATACTTTGAGTATTTTTTTTCTCCCTTGGTATATTTCTGTTTTGGCTGTTATTTTTTTACAAGTAAATAACACAGAATCTGGATTTATTTCACGCATAGCTATGCGCTTACTTTTTAAGCAGTCTGACATAGACTCCTTATAAGTGTATTCGATCATATTTCCGTTTAAAAACATTAGTAAAGCTACCACAATCTCTGTCATTTAATAAGTTCCTTTTCCATTAGCTCTTACTTTATCTTTTAAATTTTCTATATCTTCTAAAGCTTTTGATAATTGTTTTTGTATAAATTCTATATTAACTTTGTTGTGCATCATAGCTTCTATTCTTACTTCAATTTTTTCTACAGTTTTATACAGATCCTCTAATAACATAAACTGCTCCTGATCTGTAGGCAATTGCTCGGATTTTTTGAGTAAGTCTGCATTAAATAACTCACGTGATGTTTCTAATGAAGTAAGTCTAGCTGTAACTTCTGTATAGGCAAGAATACCCATCGCAACTGCTGCCAATATAGCCAAAAGATTTCTCATTGGCATACTAATTGATGTGTTATCTGAAATCTTCAAAATAAACGCTCCACCAATTGTAAGACCACGGTCCCCACCGCAGCCAAAAGAACCCAGTAGATTTTGTCCACCTTGCCACCCAATTTGTCAATATCTTCATGCATATGTTTTAAATGATTTGTTTTGATATTAGATATATCTTTTTTCAAACCTGTAACATGTCCTTGCAAACTGATAATGTGTTCTCTTGTTGTTTTAGGTATCATTATGCTAATCCTCGTTCTCTTAATCTCATTGCCTGTTCTGACGGTCTTAACAAAGCTGTTTCTGTTCTTGTTAATCCTGTCGGAAGAATATTTTCACCTGTCTTACTTACACCTAAATTAAACCTTTGTCCAAAGTTTTGCATTGCATTAGGTGCTTGTTGTTGAGTATTGGGTACTTGTTGTTGAGGTAAAGATGTTATTCCACCAAGTGCCATTCCTCTAGCTTCTCTTGTTCCTGGAGTTAATAATTCGTCAAGATATCTATTAAGTTCGTCCATAGGTATACCTAGGTCGTAGTTTCTTAAATCTCTTCTAATGTCTTTAAAGATATCTTCAACGGTTTCGAACTGATCTTCTAATCTTAGTGCACCTTCTGGATCTTCTATTTCTAAACGTTTAATTAAAGATTTAAACCTTTCCTTACTGTAAGTAGGAGGTCTAAAGGTTCCATTAAATAATAATCTCGTTTCTGAATCAGTTAATCGTTCTTTAAATAGTTTTTTAAGTTCAAAGTCATCAAGACCCATAGCCTCTGCATCTTGTATTAATTGATACATTCTATTTTGAGAATCATAACTGTCGGAGATATATTTTTTATAGGCAGCAAGTTTATTTTCAGTTGATGTTCTTGCAGAATAAGCTTGTTTAGCGAAGTTACTTCCAATATTTTGTTTATCTCGACTATAAGAACTCATAATAAAAGGCAAACTCGCTAATGGTTTAGTTTCTTCTACACGAACTCCTGACATTAAAGCCATTAGTTCTGTCTTACTATCTCTTGCTGTTCCTGCATCAGTAAATTTACCGGTTGCTCCTTCCCATATTCTTTGAACAGAATTAAAAGCACCTGGAGTTAAACCTCCTATAATGTGATCTAGTCCTGCTGCAATTTTTCTATCTAAATTATCTTGTGGATAAAAAACATAACCTCCTTCTCTTTTTTCACCATCTCTGAAAATAATGTCAGCTACTCTTTCCGTACCAATGGATTCATCAATAAAAGGAGAAAAAAATTCGTATAGTGCTCCTGATCTTCTCTCTCCAGGTTTACCAAATAAACCATTCATAATTTTAGTATTCACATTATCTTTATTTAAAGTTCCATCTGCAAAAGCATTAATCATAGCATTAATTGGTGTAACTAAAGAGTTGTATGGGTTGGTGTAGGAAAAATTAAAATATTTAAATTTACCATCTTCGTTAGGTTGAGTTAATGGAATTAAAGTTGAATTTTTTTGATACTCTGGAGCAAAGGATCTTTGAAAAGCTTCCATTTGATCAGAAGTAACTCCTGTTACATATTCTGCGGTTTCCTGTACCACTTTTCCAATACCTCCGAAAGTTGCTGAAGCGCCAATTAATCTTCTTGCTCCCATTTGTCTAATAAAAGGATTTGAACTTGTCAGTTCTCTTGCACCAATGGTTAAAAGGTTTGCACTAGTTCTTAAGATTTCTGCAGGAAAAGCTACAAAGTTTCCAAAAGGTAAGGCTCTAATATTTTTTATAATTTGAGGAACTTTACTATAAGTTGGAATTGTATTCGTGACTAAATAAGCAGATACTTCTTTTAAAGCTTCATCTGCTGTTTTTTTCTGTCCTGTAACAATACTGTCTTCAATAAAATCTTGTTTAGCTACCGTTCGGTACCAATCTCTAACACTATCTAAAACTTTAGTAGGAGTAGCTTTAGGATCTCCAAAAGCATCCTTTAAAGCACTTTGATAAAATTTATCAGAGTATACCTTCCAAATATTATCTCCTCCTTGATACACATCCACAAATTTTTTAACCGTTGGATTGTTTAAAAAACCATTAAAATCTAATGTACCTTGTTGTGCTTTACTTAATATTGTTCTAATTTCATTAACCTGTATGTTTTGATCGATCACTCCTCTTGTAACCATATCATCAATTTCTGAATTTAAAGCTTTAAGATTTGTTTTTGCTCCTGTAAAAATATCTTCTGCCACTAATTTCCAAGATTGTGCTAAAGAAGAACGACCTCCAATTAATCCACTTGCTAGAGGAAAGAATGATGCAGTCGTTACATTTCTAATTTGTGTCATAGGAGAAAAAACTGTTTTACCAATTTGAGCTCCTGCCTTTAAAGTCATTAAATGTTTGTAGAAAGAAACATCAAATAATCTGTCCATTCCTGCTTTTGTTTCAAGTAGGGCGTTTGTAATTTCAGGTAAAGTGTAATGTTTTCCATTAAATAATTTACTTTCAAAAAAAGGATCAACACCTCTAGATTGTATTCTTTGTAAACCTGTGAATATTCCTCTATCGACAGCTTGTTGTTTTGTAAAAAGTGTTTTACCTAAACTTTCGTTTAAATATAAATCAAAGTATCGTTTTGAATAAACCTGTTTTGAATTATAAGTTACTGTATCAATAATAGCATCTTGGTAAGTTTTTACCGCAGCCTTTTGACCTTTAGGTACAGATAAATATTTTTTTATAGTATCAGGAAAGTTTTTAGTGGGATCTAAAAGTCCTGCTTTTCCTGTAGGCACCTTTTTTCCAATGACTTCGGATATATTTCCTACAATAGCTTTAATATTATCTCCTGAATCAATAGCCGCTCTTTTTAAAGCTAAAAGTTTTTGTTCAGCCATTTCGTCTAATATTTTCTCATATCCTTTTTTAGGATTTTTAACCATTCTTTCAGCAAGATCTTTTTTTGAAGCTCTATTTCCTTTAATTAATTTTTTCATATGTTCTTTAGCGGCTTTGCCTACTGTTCCACTTGTAGGATCAAATTTAAAAGAAGGGTTGTTGAAAGATGCAAGTCTTTGCTTGATAAAATTATCCGCATCAGAAATTAAAACTTTAGACAAAGCTTGATAGGATTTATCCTTACTCTTTGATAATAAATTACCCATTCTAGTATTAGATTCTTTAAGAATTTCTTTTAATGATTTAGCTTCTTGTCGCACTGCTGGATTAATATCATTAAATGCTTTTTTTATATCTTTAGGTCCTTTAGCTTTAAGATAGTCAAATATTTTATTTTTTTCAAATTGTAAAGTATCAATAGTTGTTCCATTTCTTTTAAGCATACCAGGAATGTAAATATCTTTTCTAAATTTGGTAACTATATCTTCTAATGTATTATCAATTCGATTTGATATTTTTGAAATATTTTTCATTTCGGCATTAATTTTAGATGTAATTTGAATACCTTCCTGTTTCAAAGCAGGATTTAAAATCCCCGCACTTGTAAATTTATTTTTAAGATTATCTAAAGTTCTAAACATTCTCTCACTAAACGTTCCTTTTTTAGAAAAATATTTCCAATTTTCAGGTGCTGGCATTCCTGTCTTACTTAATGCAGTAGACATTAATTCTCCTGATTTAGTAACAAACCCTTGTGCTAAAGATTTACTTCCTTTTCCTGCAATAATTTTTGATAGAGGATTAACAACTGTAAAGTCTACTGCTTTAAGAGCCTTGCCTCCAACATAACCCACACCTTTTGCTGCGGGAACTAATCCATATTTTGCACCTACACTTGCTACAGGACCAAGTAAAGGAATAGCACCTGCTATAGTTGCACCTTCTGCACCAAATTTTAATTTTTCTTTTAAAAGTTCGGCTGCTCTTTCTCTACCTTGTAATTGATTATCTTCTTTTTCTTCTCCAAACCCAAAAGCTTCTGCTGCTGTTATGTTTTGACCAGGAACAGAAACTGCAAGATCGGTAACACCTCCTAGTGTTCCCCAATATCCTGCTCTTCGTACAAGTTCCGTTGCTTTACCTGCAGTCGTTGGAATTCCAGCAAGTTTTTTAACTTGTGTAGCTCCTTTAAGAACTTTCATTCCACTACCAATTTTAGATGCAACTCCTAATGGTACACCAAATTGAACGATGGTTGCAGTAATATCTCCTAAACCTGTTTTAGTATCAGGAGTATATTTCTCAAAAAGATCTTCGAGTTTACTTGTTAAATTTGTATCAGCTGCGTAATCAATAGGAATGGCTCCTAGTGAAAGTAATCCTTGAACCGCCATACCTATACCTTTAGCGGGTGCTCTCCAAAGATCCGCTATATAGTCAGAAAAGACAGGTTGACCTCTTGGTGAAACTAGATCTTGATTTTGTTGTTGATCAAAAAAATCTAGTTGGTCTAATTGAAAAAGGGATGATTCTAAATCTGCCATATGCCTCCTACGCTTGCGGTGGCAATATTACATTTACACCGTATTTAACGTTAAATTTATTAATGTCCTCTTGTGTTTGAATATAGGCAAAATCTTGTAAAGCTTCTTCACTAGCGGCAAGAAGTTGAATTACATCATCTGTTATTTCTTTAGGTAATCTGTTTCTTAATTCAGCAAAGGTTAGTTTATTAACAGGTCTTGAATTTTCAGTAGTATTCGCACCTTCTGTTTGTGTTGCTGCTACTTGAGGTTCAGCCATAGCAGTAGGTTCATTCATAGGAGTGCCTTGAGCATAGTTTACTCTTCCACCTTTTGCCATTCCTGGACTTGGAAATAAAAGATCATAACCTGGCATACTTTGATATTTTTCTAATCGTCTTTTATTTTTTTCAAGTTTCTTTTTTTGAGCATCACTTAATTCTTCTAAAGATTCAAGTTCAGCAATTTTTGTTTGTAAATCTATAATTTCAGTAGCACTTCTTGCTAATACTGTTTTTCCTAATTGTTCCTCTACTTTATCTTTGTCGGTATAAGCACTATAAATTTCACTTCTTATTTGAGCTTCTGTTTTACCATCATAGTATTTTACTCCGTCTTTTCCTGTAATAACATTTTTTGCTCCATTTTTTTTAGCATTGATAGCAGCTTCAATTGTTTTTTCTGTAGAGCCTAATGCACCTGCAGATATGCCTGCTATTCTCTCTTTACCTTTTTGTAGGTATTTTAATTTAGCAATGTCTTTTTTAGTTTGTCTATCTTCTTTAGCTTTAACCTTCATCAATTCAAGTGCTTTTTTAGTTTTTCCTTCTATGCCTCCCGGTGTTCCAATAATTTCAGAAAGAGCCAGTGCTTTTTCACCTTTAGTTAATGAAGTATCTGCTAGTTGTTCTAATAAAATATCTTCTTCAGATTTAGGTGCTTTACCAATTAAAGGTGGTGCCTCTTCCACAACTTCTTCTGCCTCTTTCTTAGGAGCAAACATACCTTTATCTCCTCCGCCTGGTACACCAGGTATAATAACAGGTGGAGTTGGTTTTTCTTTAAATCTGTCAAAATATCCATCAGATGAAAAAGGAAATCTAAATTGATTTGGATCTTCAGATGAAAAATTATATATTCTAGGAATTCCTTCGTTTGTTGGTGTTTCTTTTTTTGGATTTACATTTTGAAAACCATCAGGAAAAAATTGTTGTCCGTAAGCTAAACCTGTTCCAAATTGAAAATTTTTTCTAGGTGTGTCTAATCCAGACGTAATTCCTGTTCCTTGAGACATTCCGCCTCTTTTAAACATCGGTCTTTTAAATACATTATATTTCATAATTTATCTTCCAAACATACTTCCTATTCCATAAGCCGCTAAGCCAGTTGATAAAGCTTGTGACAATGGACTTGCTGTTGGCGCTGGACCTTGTGGTTGGAAAGGAGTTTGTTGACCCGCAAGCAGACCTGTGATTGACGAACCAAGGAACCCTGCTCTTTGGTAAGGTTCGTAAGCATATGTTTGTGCTGCCTGTGCTTGTGCATCTTTGATTGCTTGTTGGTAAGCTAACGCTTGTGTTCCTGCTGCGCCTAAGCCTTGAATATTTCCGCCTGCAAGAGTTGGTTGAAGACCTGCTAATCCAGCATAGTATCCACCTAGTCCCTGTTGCGCGGTTCCTAATCCTTGTTGTTGTCCTGCTACTCCTAAGTATTGAGAGCCTAATTGTCCTTGCATTTGACCTAAACCACCCTGTAATTGCCCCAAAGAGCCTCTCTGTTGAGCAATTCCTGCTTGTGCGGTACCTAACCCCTGTTGAGCTGCTCCTAGGCCTAATTGTTGCCCGTAGGCTTGATTAGCGAGTGCTTGAGCTTGTGTATAGCCTTGAGAAAGTAATTGTGCCTGAAGTAAGGCTCTATCTCGATCAGATTGTGTTTGGTATTCAGCAAGTTG